GTTAGAGAGGTATCAAATACCGAAGAAAAATCTGCAATTGAAGTCGAAGAAAAATTACTTCAAGAGGCAGAAGAAAAAAATAATCAAGATGCCAAAGTTGAAAATGAGGCAACTGAAGTGGAGCGAGTGGTTATCGGCAATGAGAGTGCCACCTCCACAGAAACCGAAGACAGTGTACAGTCGGAAGACCAAGCACAAGAAGAAACAACTCAATCCTCAGAGTTAAGCGAGGAAGACGTTCTTTCATTTATTAAGAATAGATACGATAAGCAGATTAACTCTGTGTCAGATTTATTAGAAGAAACTTCTAAGTCTGAAGAATTACCAGAAGATGTAGCTGCTTATTTTGAGTATAAAAAGAAAACAGGAAGAGGAATTGAAGACTATGTTAAATTAAACAGAGACTTTGACTCCCTTACTGAAGACCAACTTTTGACTGAGTACATCTTAGCAACCGAAGAAGGATTTGATAGAGAAGACGCGGAGCTAATGATGGAAGATTACAAGTTTGATGAAGATGAAGATTCAGAGCTTGATATCAAAAAAATAAAGTTGGCAAAGAAAAAAGCAATTGTTAAAGCTAAGAAGTTCTTTAACGAACAGAAAGAGATGTACAAACAACCCCTTGAGTCAAGTTCGGTTGGGTCTTTTGAAGAGAGTGAAGAGTATCAAGGCTATAAACAATATGTAGAGCAAGCTAAAACTTTCGAGCAAGAACAAGCGCGAAAGGTCGCTTGGTTTAACCAGGAGACGGACAAAGTCCTAAATAGTGAGTTTAAAGGTTTTAACTTTACTATTGGAGACAATAAAATTGTTTACAATCCAGGTGGAACTGCAGCTGAAATTAAAAAGGCACAAGAAACCCCAATGAATTTTATTGGGAAATATTTAGATGACAAAGGCCTTATTAAAGACGCTGCAAACTACCATAAAGCTTTAGCTGCTGCGCTCAACCCTGACAGACTTGCTAAGTTCTTTTACGAACAAGGCAAAGCTGATGCAACTGAGGACGTAAATCGTAAGATGAAAAATATTAATATGACTACGAGAAACGCACCAGAAGTAGCTAAAAAGGGAGGAACACAGTATCGCTCAATTAGTCAATCCTCAGGGAGAGGACTAAAAATTAGAAGTTTAAAGAAAAGTTAAAAATTTTAAAAAAGTAAAAAATTATGAGTGTACAAGCAACCCCAGGGTTTCAGTTACAACCAGCGCCACAACAAGTGCCGTTGGCTACAAACTACATTACTGATTTTAATTTTCTAAATCAGTATCTACCAGACACGTACGAAAAAGAGTTCGAGCGTTATGGTAACAGAACAATTTCCTCTTTCTTACGTTTGGTAGGAGCAGAGCTACCTTCAAACTCTGACCTCGTTAAGTGGGCAGAGCAAGGACGACTTCACACAAAATATGTTAAGTGTGGTGCAGGTACTGTTGTTGCAGGCGGAGAAGTTGTTTTCCAAATCAACGACACATTAGTTCCTGATAGAGCTGCTACTGGCCTTACTGCAGGACAGATTGCAATTCGAGTTGGTCAAACTGTTGTTGTTGCTAACAATGACGGAAGTGGCGAATTTAAAGGTCTTGTTATTGCTGTTGATTTAGCAAACAAACAAGTAACAATTGCTTTCTATGACGCGCAAGGTTATACAGGAGGTACAGGATTAGGTAATGATGACGCAACTATTTTCATCTATGGTTCAGAATTTAAGAAAGGTACTACTGGAATGGTAGGTTCTTTGGAAGCTGAAGATGAAATCTTTGACAATTCTCCTATTATCCTAAAAGACAAATATGCGGTATCTGGTTCAGATATGGCTCAAATCGGATGGATTGAAGTTACTACTGAAAATGGAGCAACTGGATATCTATGGTATCTAAAATCAGAGCACGAAACAAGACTTCGTTTTGACGACTATCTTGAAACTGCTATGATTGAAGCTGTTCCAGCTGAAGCAGGTTCTGGTGTAAAAGCGCAGACTTCCTCTGATATAGTAGGTGATAAAGGTTCTGAAGGTGTATTCCACGCGGTAGAAACACGAGGAAACTTGTGGTCAGGAGCTTTCCCAAGCGCTCTTTCAGATTTTGACTCTATCATTTCTCGACTTGATAAGCAAGGAGCTATTGAGGAAAATGTAATTTTCCTAAACAGAGACTCAAGCTTTGACATCGACAATATGTTAGCTGCTCAAAATTCTTATGGTAATCCAGGTGGTACTTCTTACGGATTGTTTGACAATGACGAAGAAATGGCCCTTAATCTTGGATTCACAGGATTCCGCAGAGGTTATGATTTCTATAAGTCTGACTGGAAATATCTAAACGACCCCACAATGCGTGGTGGACTTACAGCTGGTACTGGTTCTGATGTTGTAAATGGACTATTAGTTCCTGCTGGTTCGACTACTGTTTATGACCAAATCCTTGGTAAAAACGCTAAGAGACCATTCTTGCATGTTAGATACCGAGCTTCAGAAACTGAAGACAGACGTTACAAAACTTGGATTACAGGTTCTGCTGGTGGCGCTGCTACAAGCGACCTTGATGCGATGGAAGTTAACTTCCTATCAGAAAGATGTGTTTGCGTTATGGGCGCGAACAACTTCTTCATGTTCAAGGAGTAATATTAGTTATAAGGAGGGGAGTCGCCTATCGTCTCCCTTCCTTTTTTTTAAATTAAATTAAATTATAATAAAATGAAACAACGAAAAAACCTTGTAGACAAGGTCTACAAACTCACACGCAACGCAGCACCACTTTCTTTTATGCTGCAAACCAGAAGCTCAAGTAAACGACCTTTACTTTATTTTGATAATACTAAAGGTGTAAACCGAGCTTTACGATATGCACGAAATCAAAACTCACCATTTGAAGACGAACAAGACGGCAACGCTATAGTTGAGCCAGTTATATTTGAAGATGGATTTTTACGTGTTCCACGAACCAATCCAGTTCTGCAGGAATTTTTACATTACCATCCATACAATGGTAAAAAATTTATAGAAGTAAATCAGGAACAAGACGCACAAACTGAAGTTAATAAACTAAACTCCAGAGTTGATGCTCTTATAGAAGCCAGAAATCTTGATATTGACCAGGTTGAAAATTTGTCAAGTGTATTGTTTGGGATAGACCCTGCTAAAATAACTTCATCAGAATTACGCAGAGATTTATTAGTATTTGCAGAAAGCCATCCTGATGATTTCTTAGAAGCGATTAACGACCCAATGATGAAGCTACAGGCAACTATCACTCAACTATTCAACAAGAAGATTTTGATTTACAAAAATTCTAAAAAAGATGTGTACTTCAACACGTCTTCAAACAAAAAAAGAATGTTGACTTTGCCATTTGGCGAAGACCCATTGTATGTTATAGCATCTTATTTACAATCTGATGAAGGGATAGATATATTAAAGTTTTTAGAAAAAAAGCTAAAAGCTGAAAAATAATACATACATTTGCAGTGTTCTTCTTTCATGAAGAGCATGGTTCAAATTACTCATAGAGGGTGCGGAAACGCATCCTCTTTTTTTTTACTTATCTTTGTAGTAAAGAAATTAACCGATGAGCATGATTAATTCAGTGCGAGAAACTGTGCTGTCTTTGTTGAATAAAAACAACTACGGATACATTACTCCAAACGATTTTAACTTGTATGCTAAGCAAGCTCAATTAGATATATTTGAAGACTACTTTTATCAATACAATTATCAAATCAATAAGGAAAATGTACGCCAGTCAGGCACTGGTTTGGCTGACATAACAAAAGGTTACGAGGAAGTAATTAATATGTTTTCTCGTTTTGACCCACTTACTAATGTTACGACAACAGACCAAACTCAAGGTGGAGGAGGAGCTGGGTTACCGCAGATTAATAATTGGCGAGTGCCGACAACTAATACAACTGGATTTGATTATTATTTAATCAATAAGGTTTTATACAACACAAAAGTTTTGGTCAGCAGTATAGCCACAAATGGTAGTGCTGGTACAATATTGGAAGATACCAATGTTGATTTTTTTGCATCTGGAGTAAGACCAGGGGATTATGTTCAAATAGGAGGAAGTGGAGGCTTTGTTGATGTCCTTGACCCAGCAAGCCGAAATATTATATATATAAGTGAAAACTTAGCAGGGTTAGGTATGTCATACACTATTTACAATATGCGAGATGGTGTAAAAGATGTCGATAAAGTTACACAAGCAAAGGCAACTATGCTTAGTCAATCTAATTTAACTAAGCCTACCGAGATGTTTCCTGTGTATACTCAAAATGAAGACGTATTGCAGATATACCCTCAAAACCCTTCGTGGACTCAATACTATTTAGGCGTTGGGGTCAATCCTGATTTTAGCTCGAATAATTTTGGTAGAGTATTTTGTCAGTATATAAGATATCCCAAAGACCCAAAGTGGACGTATTTTAATTTAGTGGGTAGCGAACCTACGTTTAACCAAAGCGCTTCAGACTATCAGGATTTTGAATTACCACAAGATGAAGAGCCAACATTGGTCATGAAAATATTACAATTTGCTGGTATGTCCATAAGAGAAGCTGAAGCAGTTCAATTTGGACAATCGCAAGAATTGGTAGAAAATCAAAATGAGAAATAATGGCATATATTAGTGCATGGCAATATTACGAAAATGGAGGCGGAACACCAGAAAATGAAAACTGGGGGTCATACCAGTATGTAAGCTTGGAAGATATTGTCAACAATTTTATGTTGATGTATGCAGGCAATCATTCTCTTGTAAATAATGAAGAGCGTTTCAAAGTTTTGTTTCACGCAAAAAGAGCTATTCAGGAACTTAATTACGATGCCTTCAAGGAAATAAAAGTATTAGAACTTCAGGTGTGTGATAATTTAAGATTTGTACTTCCACCTGATTATGTCAACTGGGTTAGAATATCTATATATAAAGATGGTGTTCTTAGACCTCTTACTGAAAATATACAAACTAATTACAGTGATGCTTACTTGCAAGACCACGATTGTAAAATTTTGTTTGATGACCAGGGGAATGTTCTCAAGCCATCTTCATCATTGATAGACCTGCAAAGAATTGAAGGAACTAAAAAGAGTATATACTTAAATGAAAATAGTCCTTATCATAATATGGAAGGTTACTGCTGTGATGGTTACTGGTATTTCGATTACGCCATAGGCGCTCGATATGGTTTGAATACAGAAACAGCTAATTCTAATCCTACTTTCCGTATAGACCAAAAAGCTGGAGTAATTAATTTTAGTTCTGGCATGGCAAAAGAATTTTGTATACTGGAATATGTGTCTGATGGAATGGAATCTGGAGATGATTCTAAAGTAAGTGTAAATAAATTATTTGAAGAATATGTGTACGCATACGTCCAGTTTGCAATTCTAAATAGTAAGCAAGGAACGCAAGAGTTTATTGTTAATAGAGCTCGTAAGCGTAGTTCAGCTTTGCTCAGAAATGCTAAAATTAGAATTAGTAATATACACCCTGGCCGACTATTAATGAATTTAAGAGGTCAGGATAAATGGATAAAGTAATATGCCAACTACGCAAAGAAATTTTATAGCTGGACGAATGAACAAGAGCGTTGATGAACGCCTTGTGCCTAACGGAGAATATATAGACGGACTCAACGTCAGATTAGGTTCTACCGAACAGTCGGAGATTGGCTCAGTAGAAAACTCTAAGGGAAACGAAAAGATTACTTCATTAGAGTTTAACAATGTGCCACTTAGTAATCAAGCCAAATGTATTGGTTCGTTTGAAGATGGACAAAGAGAAACCATAATATGGTTTGTTCATGACCCAGCTTTTCCAGGTTCACCATCAAATATATTAGACTTAATAGTTTCATTCAATGTTGTTGAGAATGTAACTACATATCATGCTGTCTGTCTCTTATACA